CTCTGCTCCATTTGAGCCGTGCCGCTGCGCATTACATTTACCGCATTGTTTACGCCTTGCTTTAGCTTGTCAAAGCTGGCGCTTATAATTACGTTTAAATCTAAATTACCAGCCATTACACACTTAAGCTAATTATATAGTCCTGAGATATTTGCATTACCCCATCAAACTCGGCAGCATCGTCGAAAAATTCCTGCTGGTTGTCAAATTGAATATAAAACACATTCACGCCGTTATATTCGCCTGGCGTAACCACATTAAGAGCAGAACGCACAGCGTCGGCTAGGTTGGCAGTATCTTCGTAAGTCAGCGCTAGGCAGTCAATTTGAACGCGCACCTGGTCAAGGCGGCTATTTGCGTCCTTTGTAAAATTCGGGTTAATGTTAACCTCGCTGTAAACAATCGCAGGAAAAGCAGTCCCTTGAGGCAAAGTAACGGGGCAAATCTTGTCGCCTACCAAAGCGCTAACTCCCGCGTCATTGGCGAGTATATTGTAAATTACTTTTGCGGATCTCATTTTGCAGGGGTTAGCTAGTCAAAAATAAGCGAAACGCTTTTAACACTTGCCGCAATTATTGCCCGAAAAGCTTTTTAAACTCTCGAATACTAATCTGCTCGCCATCTTTAGGAGCTACGGGGCTAAGTTTTTCCAGCTTTTGCTTGTTCGCTTCCAGGTGTTTAATAACAACCTCGGAGCTACTTTGCACCTTTTCCCAGGGGAATTTAGCCAAGTCCGTCGGCTTTATTCTCTTTTTGGTATGCGGCATAATGCTAAACATAGCCAGCCAGCGGGTGCGCTCCCATTCATTGCGGTAAATTTGTATTTGAGCGTTACGCATACCGCGCAAACGTAGCATAAAATAACGCGGCGTTATATCGTTAAAAGCCTCTTCGCTTAGGCCCATTTCGCCGTAAGCAATCTCTTTTAACTGCTCAAAATCTAGCGGCCGCCGCTCGCCGCTCTCTAGTTTCCCGAGCTTTCGCTTTCGGCTTGCTTAGGTACAGCAAAAAAAGCTTGTACAGCCTCTGTAAAGGCATTAAGAGCGGGGCTAATATCTGCCAACGTCTCCACCTCTTCGGCAAGCTCTTCGGCATCTTTATAGGGGCATTTTTCGCCAATCTTTTTATAACCAGCTTGCACCCCATAAAAAGCACAAAGACGGGCGAAGGCTAGCGTGTGCGCCATACCTTGACCCGTCTGTGCCAGTTGGTCGAAATTGTCTACGTTAGCGGCTTGCATTACGCGCTCAATCGCCACCATTGAAAAGTAAAGTGGGTGCTTTTTGCCCCCTATTGTTACCTCTTGCATGGTGCAATTATACGCATAAAAGCGCTAATTATTACACGGTTGCAACGGTCAACGTGCCGCTACCCTGCAAGTTTGCAGAAAAGGTTGCAACGTCGTTAACTGGTGCGCTCCAAGTAATGTCGGTAATTAAAGCGCTGCCGCTTACTTTCAAGTCGCCCGTTACATTAGAAGTCATAACGACCGTAATGTAATCGCCTGCAACTGCATCGCTTACCAAATCCTCAAAGCTTAGGCCAGTTCCTACTGATCCATCTTCTTCAAAAATTCCCTCAATGCTCATACTCCAGCTGTTCAAACCCACCAAAAATTCTTTGTAGTTACCGCCGTCTTTGTTCGTTGCGTCGATGGTGTCTTTGGTAAAGTTCAAGTCGGTTGCGGTTGCGTTCGCAAATTTTGTCAAGGTTCCGCTAACGTCTTTGTAAAGAGCGATAAGGGTTCCATTTACTAATCCTGTAGTTGCCATATTATTTTATTTTAATTGTTTACTTTTATTTTTTTATTCGTTCGTTAAAAAGCTTTTTCATAAGCTGGTTAACATTGTTTTTAACTATTGGGGCAGTTTCCTTAAAAGCTGGCTCCATGAAGGCAAATTTACCAGGAGTTACAGCTCCTCTATTGCCAAACTCTGGGTCGGCCTTTTCGCCTCTTGTTTTTGTTTCTTTAATTTGCCTTTTAACTGTGCCGTATTCCACTAAGTGAGCATGAAAACCAGCCCAGCGGTTATATGTACGCGGGCCAATCAAAACAACGCTTTTATAGTAAGCCGTTTTTCTACGTTCAATAAAGCCAATAGAGGCCCGAAGGTTGCCCGTTTTTACATTAACTTTAGATTGAGCCGAGTCAATAATAGGCTGGCTAGCTTGTTTTAAGCCTTCGTACAAATCATTTGACCCGCTAAAATTCAGCGAGCGCAGTTTTTGTATTATTTCAGCCGTCCCGTTTACTAGCCTTTTCATTACGTCGTTAATTCGGTTAGCAAGTTACTATATAAACGGCGCTGCTTTTCGGCCACGTTTAAAATGTTGTAATAATTACCGCCCCAGCTAACACGCATTTTTACGTTAAAACCAGAGTCATAACGAGTAATAAAATTAACCCGCGTTTTGTGTTCTGTCCGCTCTGCGCTTACACCTTCGCTACCCGTGTCGCTTTCTTTAACCTGGGCCCAAGCTTCGGCATAGGTAGACCAAGAGCGCACACGCTGACCCGTGTCAGAGCTTACGCTTTCGGTGTAGCTCTCAATGGTTACCAATTCGTCAAAGTGCCCTGCGTCCATTATACGAAAAATTCAATTTTGTAAGGATCAAGCAAGTAATGCAAGCCAAAATCTAGCGGCTTCATTCCTGAGCTGCTCGTAATAGCTGCGCGGTTGTCATAATATTGACCAATTAACAAAAGAGCCGCGTGCTTCAAAGCTTGCGGGAACTTGTTGCCCTGGTCGGTCGTTTCGCTAGTAAGTTCAAAGCCCTCTACTAATTCAACTAGGTATTTAGTTTTGGCATCAGTCAAACTAGGGGGCGCAGTATTGAAAAAAATATCTCGCCCGTAATTAGCTAGCGGGTCTGGTGCGTCGATCCAGTCGGCTGCATCAAACTCAGTAACGGCGTTAGCGTCGCTAATATAGTTAACAGAGGTAACGCTAAGCACTCGGCTAGGAATTCGCAAATAGTTCCCGCTAGGCTGTTGCAAGCCGTTCACGGGGTTAACAATGGCAGCAAGGCCAGTATAGCCGTCGAAGCCATAGCGCACAGAAGATTTAACAACGTTGTAACCTAAGTAATTGCCGCAAGCATCTAAGGCCATCCCAATGAGGCCCGTTATATAGCTGTCATCTGCCGAGCTAGTTACGCGCAAGTGCGCCTTAGCGTCGGCAAGGCTAATATAGTCAGTTGCGGCGTTTACGTTGCTTATAGTGCGCTTTCCCGTAATCATTTTTTAACCTTTTTAATTGGCTTAGGTTGTTCTTTTTTGGGCTCTTCGATTAACTCCACAGCGCCAGCCTCTAGCAAAAACTCGGCTTGCTTTGCGTCTACCTCGGCAATATCGCCAGGGCCGTAACAAAGGTTAAACTGCCCGCTTGCGTTAATCAAAAATTTAACTTTAGCTTTCATAAAATTAGCCCCTGGGGGCGAGATTTAACCACCCCCAAGGCACTAGGCTTCACCCCCTAGCGGGTTGTTAATTAAGCGTCGATATCCTTGATAACTGCAAAAGCAGAAGGTTGCAACAAGTTGCAGTCAAGGTAAGAATTAAGAACGATGTTGGTTAAGCCAGCAGTAGCGCCGCTGTAAGGATCTACCGTCAACTCCATACCGCCCCAAGAGGCCAAAGCCATTTTAGAGAAGTCGCCAAAAATCATAGCGCTCAAGTCAGAGGCAGAACCTTTGCTCAAGTTGCTAGGCACGTTAGTAGTGAAAGCAGCAGAGTAGCCGTTCAACTCGTTAGCACCAGAAGGCATAATGAAGTTACCTTCTACACCAGAAGCCTGGCGGGGAGTAGTTTGCAAAGCAGCCTTTACCAATGGATTGGTCAAGTAAGCAACGCCCTCTCCGTTAGCATTTTCAACGGCTTTCATCAAGTTAACAACGTCAGCCCATACAGCAGCAGCACCGTTAGCGTTTACTGTATTGTTAGCAGCACCACCAGCGTAAGCTACATTTACAGAGCTATTGGCAATAATACCAGTAGGCTCGTTAGTTCCGCCACCTTTAATAGCAGCCTTTTCCATCTCTTGAGCCATAGCGGTAATAAGGAAGTTGCGGACGTACTGGTCAATAGAGTTAGAGCTTTGCAGCATTAACTGGTTAGAGACCTGAATAAAGGCAGCCAAACGCTTGGGGCTGAAAGTGATTTTAGAAAAAGCGGGGCTCTTTTCAGAAGCAGTACCGTTCTCAGTATTCCAACCAGCAGCGGGCTGAGTTGAAGCGGTTGGCATATCCAAGTTACCTACCAAGCCATTCAACTGCTGTACACCCAAACCGCGCAAAACAGTTTTAGGAAGCAATACGTCAATAATACCTCCGACTTCGGTAGCAATGTTAACGCCACCCTCTGAGCCAGAAGTACCACCTGTGGCAGTCATGTCGCGCTTGAAAACCTCTGAAGGGATCAAAACAGAGTGAGCAGCAACAGAAACGCCAGAGCGCTGGAACTCGTCGGCAGCAATTTTGCTAAATTCAGCTTCTACGCCATCTTTACGGCCAGTAGCGGCCATTTGTACGGCACGCTTAAAGCTAAATTGATCGCGCATTTTGCTCTTTTCCTTTTCCTCAGAATAAGAAGCAGCACCAGAAACAGACGCAGCCTCAGCAGCGCGGGCTTGCAACTTTTCTAATTTAGAAACCTCGGAGCTAATAGCGTCCAAACGGCTGTCGATCTCGTCCAAGCGGCTGCTCTCGCTGTCGCTCATAGAGCGGGCCTCTTTTTCAATGTTGTTTTGCAGGGTCTGCAACTCGCTTACCAAGCGGCCGCGTTCCTCTTTCAAAGCTTTAATTTTGTTCATTTTATAAGTGTTTTAATTGTTTTCTTTTTTGCTTGTTAAAGGTTTTTGTATCGAGCTAAAACCAGCTTAATAACGTCGCTGCTGGCTTCGCTTTTTTCGGAGTCGATTAACTCGCGCTCATCTTTAGCGGCTTGCAAATCTCGGGCGCTTACTGCTGTACCCTCATAAGCTGGGTAAGTAACAGGGCTAACGTCATAAAGGCGCTCAATTTTATTGATAACCCGCATACCGTTAACGCCGTACTTTTCAGAGCTACGCCACTCGCTACCGCCTTTAGGAACGGTAAAAGCAAAAGAGCTTTGCGTAATATCGCCGCGCATAATAGAGCGCACCCAAGAGACGTGGGTAGGGTTCTCGTAGTCAGGCGTAAAGGAGTAACCAAGCTCGCCGCTTTCGGTTAAATAAACCTTAGCCGTGCCGCTTGCTGTTCTGCCTAGCACCTGGTTAGGGTCGTGGTTGCCCAACACCCTAACGTCATCGCTCAGCACCTCGTTAAAAGCGCCTTCGCTTATTACCTCTTCGGCGAAACCCAGGTCAGTAGCTTGGTTAATTACAGCAGCTACCCCGCGCACCTCTACGGGAAGCTCTTGCCCTTCTTGCATTCGGGCTTCAATTGTGCCTAAAAAGGCGCGGCGTTCGTGGTTATTCATTACGCTTGAGTATTATTATTATTCCCGTCTGGGTTGTTATTCTTTATTGCAGCGCTTGTAAGCTGGTCAATTTTGGCCTGCATATAAGCGTTAATCTGCTCGCTCGGCATTAAATTAGCTTCAATCAAATAAGAGTCGCCACCTTCAAAGCCGTTTGCGTCCTCAAACTGGCGGGCCTCGTTGCGTGACAGCCAGCCGCCCCTTATTCCTTTGTTATAAAAGTCAGCTCGGTCGTTAGCCGTTGCACGAAGCAAGCTGTTAAAATTGAACTTAAAATAATAGTTAATTTTATCGGCTTCTGTCAAAAGCTTACGGCGCATCTCTTGCTCTATGTTTATAGCGTAGGCCATCAAAGTACGAGCGTAAAAGTCCTGAAACTCCTGCTCTACGCTAGATTTAACCCCGTCTTTATTTGCCCCGATCATAGAAGCGGGCACGCCAAAAATGCGGGCTATCTCTTCGGCGCTAAACTGGCGCTCTTCTAGAAACTGCGCCTCTTCTGGGCTCATGCTTAGCTTTTCCATTGCAACGCCTGCGGGCAAAACAGTCGAGCGGCTTGCCCCGTTAATAACGTCGTCAAGGCTCAGCTTCAACCCTTGCGCCTGCTCTGGCTTTATTTGATGCTCTGATTTAAGCAAAAATTTCAAAGTGCCGTTCTTATAAATGTCAGCGCTTGCACGAATAGCGGCAAGGTCGACGCCTAACGTTTCGGCGTGAATCTGCACAGGGCTTCGGCCTTCCAGTACATTGTCGACGCAAAGCCCCTTAAAATGCAGCATATCGACAGCGGGAACCATTGTAGGATAACCAGGGGCTGAAACTTTGTAAAATAATTGGCCATCGCTTAGAACGGGCTTAACATAGTCGGCGCTAATCGGGTGGAGTTCCACAGCAATAAAGCGGGCGTCTCGATTGATAAAAGCGTAAGCGTTACCTCGAAGTGCCAACTGCGCTACCTGGTATTTCAAAAAGTCGAATTTTGTTTGGTACGCGTTAGGCTCGTTAATAACGGCGCTAGCGTAATGCGCACGGGCTACCCTCTTGCCAAAATCCTGCTCTTCGTAAAGCTTAAGATCAAGGGCGGCAAGGCCGTCAGATATTACACGAACGCAAGCATGAACGGAGGCAATAGACAAAGCGCTGCGGGTGTTAACCGCTTGACCGCTAGCTGTCTGCGCCCCGAAAACATTAGTAAGGGCATTCATTAGCCAGTCAGCAGGAGCGCTCAAAGAGCTGCGCCTTTCTACACGGCTAGGGCTAAAAAGCCTTTTGAGGCTAAACTGCATAAGGCGAAATTAAAAGCCCTACGCGTAACGGGTGCAACTTTTATATATTCTCCTTAAGCCAGCGGCTCAGAGTCGATCGAAATACGCCGTAATCCTTAAAACGCCTGCGATTGAAAACAGCCGCATAACGCGCCTCAATTTTTTCATAAGCCTCAAAATACGTTTTAGAATTCGGCAGCTCCTTATAAAACTCTTTTATAAAGTCGTCTTTGAAAGTTAGCCAAGCGTCTGTACGTTCCATTTTTACCCCCTTTTTTTTTGTTGTTAAATTGATATAAACCAGAAATCGCCCTCACCCTTTGCAGCCTCCTGCATATAAGTTCCGAGCGCCATTACAATACTTACAGGGCCGTCCACCTTGTCGCCGCTCTTGGCCTTGTCTATTTTTATATTGTCGGCTGGGTCGCGTCTTAGCATAATGTTTCCCATTTGCCAGCGAGTTACTGGGTTGTTCCCGTGTTTCAAGCGGCCCACTTTTATAAGGCGCTCCAGCTCCTTAGTTGGTGCGCTCATTGATACAAAGCCCTGGCCAAACGGGTAAAGCGTTAGCCCTTCGTTTTGTAGCTCAATAATTAATTGAGAAGAGTTAAAACGGTCAAAAGCAATCTCTTTTATATCAAACTGCTCGGCAAGGTCTAAAATATCGGTCTTGATATAGTTGTAATCGGTTACGTTGCCCTCAGTTTCAATAATAAGGCCCTGGCGCACCCAATCTCTGATATTTGCGCCCGCTGTGTCGTTTCTTTTCTTTACGGCTTCCTCTGGCAAGTAATAGCGAGTTATTACGCTGTCAACCTCTGGGAAGTACAACGAAAAAGCACAAAAGTCACCAGTGCTAGCAAGGTCAAGGCCACCGTAACAATCTAGGCCCGCAAGCTGCGAATAACTTAGCTCTGGCTGGTCTTTGCTCCAAACTGCGTCGTTTATCCAAGTTTGGGCCGTATCTGTCCAAACGTTTAGCAACTTGGTCTTAAACTCTACCTCTTTATGAGTTAGCTCTTTGGCTTCGTTAACGCTCTGCTCTAGTTTCTTGGGGTAAACCGAAACGCCCCAATTAGGGTTAGCTTTTGCCCATGTTTTTGGGTCTGTCCAATCGTCGCCAGGATCAAGCGAGTAAATAACAGTAAAAAGGCTGTCATCCTTAAGCGCACCCGCCAAAACTTGCGAGCAATACTGCCTGTGCTTATAGCAAGGCCCTTCGCGGTTGAAACCTGCGGTTGTAATAGTAAAAAGCAACGGCTGCCGCCTTGCGCCCATTGAGTTAAAAATAACGTTGTAAAGCTCGTCGTTAGCGTGTGCGTGGTATTCGTCCACTACGCAAAAATGAGTATTTAAACCGTCCTGCTTTCCTGGGTTCCACTCCAGCGGCTTGTAAAGGTTGTCGCCATATACTATGCGCCTGTTATGTATTGAGTTCTGAATTACTAGCTCATCCTTAAGCCAGTCCTGAGCTTGGCACGCTCTGACGCTTTCGCCGAAAACCATCATTGCCTGGTCTAGCTTAGTTGCAGCCGAATAAACCTGCGCCCCCGCTTCGCCGTCGGCTAGCAAACCGTAGAGCATTATAGCGCTGGCAAAAGTCGATTTACCATTTTTACGGGGAACCTCGACGTAAGCACGCGAGAACCTGCGGGCTCCATCTGAGCCAACAAAGCCGAAAAGGTTGCAAATAATAAAAACCTGCCAGGGCTCTAGTATAAACTTACGCCCCGCAGCCTCGCCCGTCGTATGCGTCAAGTTCTGTATAAACTCCAGCGCATGGTCGGCAAGATCTGGTTCAAAGCGAAAAGTATTAAGGTCAGATAAATAACGGGCGCAAGCCTCCTTAACAAGTTGCCCCGCTACTACCTCTCCGCTAATAACCTGCTCGGCGTATTTATTCGCTATTGCTTTGCTGTTCGTCATCTGCCAGCTTTGCGGC